CCGACTCCCAGAGTTTGTGTTGATCCCAATGTGCCGCTTGTGCCCATGGTGCCGCGAGCACCAAGCTCACTTGTTGAGCCAGTAGGTGATGCGCCCATGAGTAAAGGTCTGGCAGTTGCTGATCTGGCTGCACGCTTGCGACCAGACTCACGCTCTGCACTCTCGCGCTGCACGCCCTCAAGCTCGGTGCGTGCTTTTTCTTTGACCAATGCCGCTTGTTGTTCGGCTTCAACGCGCTGCTGTTCAAGCGCTGCTTGCTCGGCCTTCAATCTCAATGCTTCGGCAGCGGCCTCTTCTTGCAACTTCTTCTGTTGCGCATCGTATTCAGCAGCCTGCCTGGTAATGACATCGCGCTCTTGTTTTGCTATTGCTTCAATCTCAGCTTGTGCTTTTGTAAAGGCAGCTTGGTCAGCCAATCGCTGTGCTTCAGCTTGCGCCGCATATGTCTTTTGATCATTCTCAAATTTAATGCGCTCTTGTTCTGCTATTGCTTTTTGCTCATCAATATATTTTTGATTTTCGGCATTGGCCAGTGCTTCAGCTTCATCCTCCAAGCGCTTTGTCAATGCTGGATCTATAGCGCCAGAAGAAACAAGAGTTCCACTTGCATCGTAAATATTTATAAATTCTGGAAGGCCGGTCTTTGGATTGGGCTGGCCAGAGCCGCCCATTGCCTTTAATGCTTCAGCTTCTTTGGGGTTGATGTGAGCAAGGATGGTGTCGCCACCACGCCCATGCTTGCGCAATAGTTCAACCGCCTTTTTTATTGCGCGCTTATCTGCCATTTCAGTACCCACGCAGAGCTGTAGTCATTTGTTCGCTCATGCCAGCATCGGTCAATCCAGTTTCTGGTGTCAACCTGGTGTCTGACAGCAAAGATCTGCGACCACTGCGGCGGCGAGCGGTCATCTGAGATGACTCACGCTGGGCAATCTTTCGGCGCTCGGCCTCTAGTTCTGCAGCCTGGGTGGCTGCTGCNTTTTCCATTGAGGTCTTTTGCTCTTGATACTGCTTTTGCTGTTCNGCAAGTTGAACCTTGGCCACTTCTGCAGCTTGGGTTTGCTGTGTGGTCAGGTTCTCCATGAGCTTTTTTTGCTCATCAGCAGTTAACTGTGTTTGCCGCAATCTGGTGGCTGCATCANTCTTTTGTTGCTCTAACCCTGCGGATTGCACATCACGGTTCTTTTGTGCTTCAGTNGCAGANTGCTCGCGGGAAAGGCGTGCCGCTTCAATTGCTGTATCGCGTGACTTTTGAGCTTCAGCAGCCGCATTTTCACGCGCCAAACGCGCCTGCTCCATCGAATCTGCCTGCGCTCGCTTGGCCTGGTCACGCGCTTCAGAGGCAGATTTCCTGGATTCACCAACCGCATAAACGGTTGCAGCAGCAGCCACCAATGGAACCCACCAAACAAACTCAGGCTGGCCAGTTTCTGGGTTCACCTTGTTTTTTTCGTGGCCAACCGTGAACTCATCCAGGTTGCCGCCACTGTTTTTAAACAAGTCAGCGATCATCTGTTTATTCTTGGGGTCGGACATGATCTGGGCGGGGATGATGACCTCGCCCTTGGTCAAGTGGCCAACGGTGTCATCAGTGCCGCGACCTTTTTTGGCAGCTTTGTCCATGGCCCCCTCAAGATCCCCNTTNATTGACTTCTCAACCATCATGCGTTTGTTGCGTTTCATAGTCACCCCACAGTTTCAGTTCCAATNGATTCTATTGGTGTTTGTACATGATGCAATGTGCTGTATATCGTGGTGATATGCCTCATGCAAAGACATCAAAATCAGTATTGGCATTGAGTTGGCCAAGTGGCCTGGCACCGTAGCTGTTTGTGCGGGTCATGCGGTTGTATTCGCCACCGCCCAGCATCAAATAACCGAATGAGTCGCCAATGTGGGAGTGCTCGTTTTTATTTGGCGCATCTCTGAAGCGCTCCTGGCCAGCTCCCACGGCCACGCGCTTGAAGTGGTAGCCACCGCCCAGTGCTTTGCGCAGCAGCTTGCACTCGCGGCTCACAATCAGGCCAGGCTTGCCGTTGATCAGGCGCTGCATGGGCGCTGCGGAGGCCTCCCGGCGCACCTTGAAGTCGTTGCTGGCCGTTGGCTGGGCCTTGAGCCCCAAGGTTCGCAGAAAATCAAAGGCAGTGACTTCGTATATCGCATCCCTGGCCATGCCTGCCGGGTCACCCCAGATCATTACCTGGTGGTTTGGGTACCTAGAGTTGAGCTCGCCCAGCAATTGCTGTCCAAAACGCTCCAGCCCCATGTCAAAGGTCACGATCTCATGCAAGATCTGCCACCGGCCATTGGGCAAACGCTGGCCAATGGTGGCTGCAGGGGTCAATCCAAAGTCAAGACCCACCTGGATGGGCACATCTTTGCTCACTTCCACATCCCCAGACATCATGCTGTCCTCGTACTCTGGCCAAACAGGTCTACCTTCTTGCACATAGGTGTACTCGGCCCCGGCGTAGCAGCGAATCCAATCCAAGTTCTTGCCAAGCAGCATTTGCTGGTAGTACCCGCCGGGCAGGTTGTTGACGTTCTCTGCACGGGGGTTTGGCTTCCACCACTTGCCTGCGCTATATATATGGTCTTGAGCCTCGGGCATCTCGGGCAGGTCTTCAACGGCCACCGGCACCACTCCACCAGGCTGCTTGAAGAACTTCCAAGCATATGGCCCGGTCATCTTTTCCTTTTCGGCCAATTTAAACCACCAATGATCGTCATCCATGGGGTTGGTGTCCATCCAGATGCCGTGCCATGTAGCACCGCCATCGCGCTTGGTGGGATACCGGCCAACCCGGTGGGTCAGTCCATCGATCACCGCCTTAGGCAGCTCACGCGCCTCATTGACCCAGGCACCCGTGAGCTCAAGAGAGAGCAGCTTTCTCACATCCTTGGGCTGGTCAAGCGCCAAGAAGATGACCTCGCAGTCGATTCCCGCAGCATCCCCCCTTGCCGGCAGCCTGATGTGGTGGGTGATAGGCGGTGTCCACAACATGGGGCCAAAAGTATTTTCGGGAAAAAGATCCAGCCAGGTCTTAATGGTGGTGGTCTTCAGCATGGGGTAGCTGTTCCTGACAATCGCCCAGCGCGAATACTTGATGCCGTCAACTGGGCTTGGCTTTTGTTGGACAGCTTTGATCATTATTTTGGCAGCGCAGCCGTAAGACTTGCCCGACCCCACCGGGCCCATGACACCTTGGACAAACGCCTTGCTCTGAATGAAATCGTAGATCACAGGCGACTTGGAAAAGTCTAGGTTCAGCCCGGTGATCGGAACCTCTTTGCCAGATGTCTCTTTGGTGCGACTCATATAGATCCTTAATTTGTTTCTTGCGCCAGCCCGTCATCAGCGGCCTCACACTTCCTACAGCCTGGATGATCAGGATCACGACAGTCAGGGTTGGCCAATAGCCTTGCACGCTGCTGACGCATGTATATCTCTAGCATGCGCATCTCAATGATGTCTTGGTCATCTAGCATCATCTGGCTCCACATCAGTCACATCAGGTGCCATGACATTGATGCCAAGCACTGATGGCCGATCCTCGTTTTCAGGGTTGTCCAGCAAACCAGAGGCCTTGGCCAGCAGCCGCAGCACGCCCACCTTGTCATAGAGCTCAATCTCCAAGGTGTTAGACCCATCCTTGTCAGTGCGCACCCTGACGTTCTTGATCGCATTCAAGGCGTGCTCGGGTATATCGCTTGAGCGCTTCACCTTTACATTGCCCTGGTCATCCCAAGACATGATGTCAGTGATCTTGGTGTTGGCCATGGACAGCAGTGCATAAGCCACGGCCTCCTTGTTGGCCAGCAAAGTAGAGCTGCGCTCCAGTCGGCGCTGCACCGACCTCACTCCACCCCAGTTGGTCAGGGGAGGGATAACACTGGTCTGTTTAGGCCTGGCCATCACGGGCCTTTAGCATTGCGTCTGCTTGTATGTAAGCAAGTTTGGCCCTTGACTTTAAAGTCTCCATCGCCCAGGGCTCATCAGGCAACGCATGTGAGCTGTAGGCTTGCATCGCCCTAGCAGCAAAGTAGTCGCGCAGGGTCATGCCTGTGATATGCAGGCCAAGAGTCTGCGTCCCGTGGTTGTGCAGTGGAAATGCTGGTGGGTTTTTCATGTCAGCACCCATCAGAAAGGTATATCGTCATCATTGCTCACCAGCATTGGCACCGGGGCAGCAACAGGCGCAGCGTTGACATTGACACCAGTAGGCTTGCCAACTTTCAACTTGAACCACCACTCACCAGCCGCAGTCTTGCCAGGCTGGACATCGATGTAGTACTCAACCCCATCGGGCAAAACAAGTCGGCCCTTGTAGTCGGCGTGCCAGTCCTCCTTCTTTTCCTTGTTCTTAAAAGCAGACCCTTGGCCAGGTCGTTTTTCAAAAGGCTTGTCAGTGTTAGTGGTCATTTACAAAAGCTCCTAATGGTAAGTGTACAGAAAGTTACAGGTTGGGGAAATTAAAAAGCATGCCAGGTC